AGTCAGCATTAGTAGAATTAGATGACACAGAATTACATCAATTACTTGAAAGACCTAATCCAGCTCAGTCTTATAATTCCTGGATATCAGAAATAGTTGCATTTGGTAAACTAACCGGAAACAGATATATTTATGGCATAGGCCCTGAAACAGGTGGCAATGCATCTAAGTATAAGGAGCTTTATGTTTTACCATCACAGCTTATGGAAATCGTTTCTGGTGGTTTAATGAATCCAGTTAAAGCATATAGATTAGATTACAAAGGAGCTTATGATATTCCAGCTGATGATATATTACACATAAAAGATTTTAACCCAGATTACACAGGAACAGGCTCACATCTTTATGGCCAGTCACCACTAAAAGCTGGATTAAGAACATTGACGACAAATAATGAAGCTGTAACCACTGGTGTGAAATATTTACAGAATCAAACAGCTAGAGGTGTTTTATATGCTGATGAGGGTGATTTAAATGAAGTCCAGGCCCAAGCATTAAAAGATAAATTTAGAAGGTCACACCAAGGCTCAAACAATGCTGGTGATGTTATTATCACACCTAAGAAACTATCATGGGTCAACTTTGGATTAGCCGCTAGTGATTTATCTCTTATAGAACAATACAATGCATCTATAAAAGATTTAGCAAATATATATTCTGTTCCAGCTGTGTTGTTAAACAATACGGAATCGTCAACTTACAACAATGTAAAAGAAGCTAAAAAGAGTTTGTATCAGAACTGTGTGATGCCAGAAATGATTAAAATAAGAGATGAGCTAAATAGATGGTTAGTTCCTAAGTATGGTGAAAAACTTTATATTGATTTTGATTTTACTGTAATTCCAGAACTACAAGAAGAAATGGACAAAGTTGTTCAACAGCTTAGTCAATCCTGGTGGTTAACAATGAATGAAAAAAGAGCTGCAATGAATTATGGTGCTGACCAGGATGATGCAAAACTTAACGATTATTATATTCCAGCAAACCTAATTCCATTGAATGCGGTTGACGATACGCCAGTTGAGCCTTTAGACCCAGACATTGATAAATATGTAAAAGACATAAAAGTTAAATACAGTGATGTCAAAGCTAAAGTACCGGGCATGACTGATGTGTTTACAACTAGAGGTGAGGCTGAAGATAGGGCCGAAGAATTAGGAGGCCGTGGATTCCATAGACTTCAAATCAATGGCGAAGATGTATATATGCCTTTTGAATCTCATGAGCAATATGAAAGGGCAATTGATAGACAAAAAGAATATCATAATATGGATGAGGATGACAAATATCATTATGGTGAACCACATGAAGATGATGAGGACAAATATTATCATGAAGATGAGGACAAAGCTCCAAAAATTTCACCTAATGTAGAAACTGCATTAAGACGAAGGGTTGAAGAACATAATGAAGAACATGGCGACAAACCATCTTCTAGAGCTACATACGGAATGTTGGCAGCATCATTTAGAAGGGGTGTTGGTGCTTATAGGACTAATCCATCATCAGTGAGACCAAATGTAAGGTCTGAAGAACAATGGGCATTTGGCCGTGTTTCAGGCTTGTTATATGCTTTAAGAAACAACATATTCAGAAGAACGCCTTATGATACAGATTTACTTCCGGAAGAACATCCGCTTTCAAGTAAAGAAAAATCATATCAAAGAAAACAAATGTTTGACGACTACCCACAAAGTGCAACCAACAACGCCAAAAGAGTTAAAAACTGGATTGATAAATATGGTAGGGACGAAGTTGACGGAATGACTAGAGTTGGACTTGCAAGGATGAATATGCTCATTGAGCGTAGGCCATATTCTTTAGATATGGTCAAAAGGACTTTTAGTTTTTTATCTAGAACTAAAGGAGGCGGATATAATAAAATAAATCCTGAATTTAAAGACACACCATGGAAGGACAAAGGTTATGTTGCTTATTTAGGATGGGGTGGTGAAGCAATGCTAAACTGGTCTGGAAACACATTAGATAAAATAGATGAATAATGCCTTTGCCAAAACCAACACCAGGTCAATCAATTAATCAATTCTTAGACAGTTGTTTGGCCAACGAAACAATCCAATCAGAATATGCAGGTCGTCAAAGAGTTGCTGTCTGTTATAATATTTACAATAGGTCAAAAGCCAAAAGAGTATTGTCAAAACAATTTAAAGAAAACTGGCGTAAGGCTTATGAAGATAGGTTGTCGAAAAGCGAAAAAACTCAAATAAGAATATTCAGAAAATATTACACGGACAATTACAATACAGCTATTGAAAAATATCAATTAGGACAAATCAATCCAGAACTTATAATGAATGTAAATGAAATGACAGAGCTTTACAAACAAATGTATTTAGATATTGGTATCAAACAAGGTAAATGGTATGCAACTAACTTTGATAAATATTTAAAAAAGGGTGTTGACTTTAGACAGTTCCTAGATTATTGGAATCAAGCATTTGCAGAAAAGGGTGAAGAAATGGCTGGTGTTAGGGTGGTTTCTGTTATTGCTACAGCTAGAAAAGTATTTCAACAAACAATACAAAAGCTGATGATAGACGAATCCTTTATGGCCGAAGGTGCTGATGCACAGGCTAGAATACTTAGAAGAAAATTTAAGGAGGTCAGTCAACATCAAGCTCTGAGAATAGTCAGAACGGAATCCGCATTAGCTGCAAACTTTGCAACACAGCAAACAGCTAGACAAATATTTCCAGGCAGTCAAATGTCAAAAGAATGGATTGCTGGTTCTGATGCTAGAGTTAGACCAGCACATCAAGAAGCTGACGGCCAAATAGTGAGGTTTGATGAGGACTTTTTAGTAGGTGGTGAATCATTGGCATACCCTGGTGACCCTAGAGGTTCCGCTGGAAATGTAATCAATTGTAGATGCTCAACAGCTCCAATACCAGACGAAGATGCAATTTCTAATATTGAACTAGAAGAAATCGGTTTAGGACTTTCTGGTCAAAGAACCTAAAAATTTAATTTCGTATTTTTACATAAAATTTTGTTATGAATAAAATAATTTTTAAACAATCACCTATTGGCGAAATAATGGATGCTGATGAAAACAAAGGTATTGTTAAAGGCTATGCTAGTTATTTTGATAATATAGATGCTGACAAAGACATCATAAGACCAGGCTCGTATAAAAAAACAATAATGGAAAATGGTTCCAGAGTTAAATATTTATATCAGCATGATATGAATAAACCTATTGGAAAAATGAATGAGCTTTTTGAAGATGACAAAGGATTGGTTTTTGTTGCTGAAGTTCCTAAAACTCAGTTAGGCAAAGATGTTATTGAACTTATGAAAGCTGGTGTCATAACAGAAAATTCAGTCGGAATTATGCCAATAGTCAAAGAGGACAAAGGTGAATACAGGGAAATCCGTGAAGTAAAACTTTATGAAGTTTCAGCTGTAACACTAGCGGCAAATGACGAAGCAAAAATATTAGATGTAAAAGGAACTAAATCATTAGAAGCCGTTTACTCTAGATACGATAATCTTATAAAGATAATTCGTAAAAACAATATTTCAGACGAACTTGCATTTGCAATTGAATCTGAAATCTATAAACTCAAATCATATCTTATAGAACTCACAAAGTCGCCTCAAAACACTTTGCCGAAAAAAGAAAACAATGATAGTGAGTTACTTAAATATTTGTATAACAATCTCACAAAAAAGTAATTTTAAAAATGGATAATAATATCAAAAAAGAATTAGATAATATCACAGATAGTATCGATTCTAAAATTGAAAAATCCTCATTACAAGCTATCGAAACAATGAAAGCTGAGACTGAGGCTGTTGTTAAATCCAGCATTGAAAATGTTTCTGGTAAAATAACAGAAATCAATGACAGACTAGATAAGTCTGAAGTTGAGGCAAAAAAGAGATTTGAGGCTGAAAAACCAGTAAGTTTTAAATCCGCATTAAAAGACGCCTTAAGTGGCGGAGCTATTGACAGTTTTGTCAAAGGGAATAGTAGGTCAGCTAGATTTGATTTAAAAGCTGATATGACTACGGCAGATTTTACAGGTGATGTAATTGCACCATTAAGGGTGCCAGGGGTGTTTAAAGACCCATCTAGAGCGCAACACTTTAGAGACTTCATTCCTGTTGGTTCAACTCAATCAGATGTAATTAGATACGTTAAAGAATCTGGTTATGCTGACGGAGCTGGAGCAAAAGCTGAAGGAAATGCCCTAGGCCAAACAGACTTTGATTTACAAGCTGTTGACGCTAATGTTCAATTGATTGGAACATATTTAAGACTATCTAAACAGATGGTTGAGGATTATGACCAATTAAGCTCATACTTAAGTTCTAGAATACCTGGCAAAGTATTAACAGCTGAAGATGACCAAATCGTAGGCGGAAATGGTGTTTCACCAAACTTCCTAGGTTTATTCAATTCAGGAACAGCATTTGATACATCAACAAACAACCCGTTTGCTGATTCAGTAGAAAGTGCAAATGAGTTTGATGTATTAGTTGCATCAATGAATTCATTAGCTTTAAATGAATACAGAGCGGACAATATAGTGTTGAACCCATCTGATTTTCATAAGATTCTCTTATTAAAGGATACTCAAAACAATTATCTAAAAGACCAAGTATACCAAGGACTACAGCCTAGCTTTATGGGAGTGCCTGTAATTCTAAATACTGAAATCCCTAATGGACAATTCCTAGTAGCAAACTTTGCTCAGGCGTGTCAATATTGGGTTAGAGATAATGTAAGTTTAGAGTTCTTTGAGCAAGATAGTGACAATGTTCAAAAGAATTTTATCACTGTTAGAGCGCAATTAAGAGGTGCATTAGCTACATATCTACCAAAAGCTATTATACATGGAACATTCTCGACTGCAAAAGCAGCATTAGAGACACCATAATAATATCTTTTATATTAAAATTAGAGGCTTTCGGGCCTCTTTTTTTTATCTGTAAATTAAAATAATTTAAAGTTTTTTTTAAATAATAGTTGTTTTTATAAAATATATTTTTAACTTAGTAATCTAATTTAAAAACTATGAAAATTTTTGCAAAACAAATAAACGGAAAAGTTTGGGGTTTATTTCTAAATTTTCAATCGGTAAAAGAAAAAGATGTTAAAGGATTTGGAAAAAACTATTTTGACGAATGTTACCCTAAAACTGGAGCATCAATTAATAACTATAAAACAAATGGCATAGGGTGGGACTACAAAGGACACTACCAATATTATAACAATTGGCGTGTTCTAACTCTTAGATTCAAAGGTTTTGGAATGTATAGGTCAATAACTTTTAAACTTGCTAATGAAACATCAAAACCAGCTTACTTATAAGAAATAATGAGAAAACTTACTAAACACGGAAAAGAATCTTACAGTGAAACAGCAAAGCTATTATATTTATCATATAGCTTTTTATTTATAATAATATTTATATTAATAATTTATGAAAATATTTAAATTAAATCATCCAGCTTTACAACCAGGTTGGGAAAAATTATCTAGAAACAAACAAATACAATTAATGCTTGAATGGGAAATGTCTAAAAATAAAAAGAAAAGCACCTCACCTTTTTTTTCATAAGTATTGTTAGTTGTTTAGTTGGTGCTTAACTGGGGTTTCGGCTCCAGTTTTTTTTTGCTTAATTTTATATCACATCTTCTTATGTGAATAGAAATCAAAAAGGTTGTTCC